TCGATGTCGTCCAGTGCGTGCTGGATGTTGATGTCGCGCACGTCGATGGCCGACTTTTCCTGCTGGCTCAACTTGCCACCACCTTCGACCTTGTTGGCCAGGGCCGCGTAATGAGTCTTGGCGTCTTCGAGGTGCTTGATCTTGTTTTCCAGCACCAGTTCCAACTCGGGAATCTCGGCGCGCGTGCGCTGGCGGTCCATCGCGTCGTGCAGGATGTCGATTTCCAGGTTCAACTCTTGGACCGACTGGCCCTCGTAGATATAACCCGAAAACGTGATCGACTTTCCTTGCGGCAGTTGGGCTTGCAGTTGGTAGTTGCCAGTGATGGCTTTACCGGACAGGGGGGCTTCTTTGGTCATTTTGACTCTCTGGTGGTTGGGAAAGGGTTAGCCGAGTCCGCGCGCCTTGGCGGCCGTGCTCACGAAATGGGTCTTGTTCTTCTGGCGGTACGCACCTTCATTTTCACTGTGGATGCTGCGCTCATGGTCCCAGCAGCGGGCCACACGCGATTTCATGTCCACAAGGGTGTCGTGATCAAACTCGTAGGTCTGACCGTGGAAATATTCCATGCCGTTGGTCATCAGGCTCACGCCGGCGCCGGTTGGGAGATCGATGGTGTAGTAGAAGGTCGGAACCTCCACGTCTTTCCACTTCTGCTGGCTTTCTTTCTTGACGCCAGGGTTCAAGCACACGCTAAGGGTGATCGTGTTGCCTGTTGGCTGTTCTTCCGCATTACCCATGAAGCTCGATGCCGCTGCAATGCTGGTTGCCATCTCCTGCGCTTCGGTCTTGGCCTTCGTCTCGTCGGCCAGCTTGCCGCGCAATTCGGCAATCTCCGCAAGGAGTTCCGCTTCTGTCTGTTTTGCCATGTCAATCTCCAAAAAGAGGCGGGGCCGTTAAACCCCGCCAAAGACCCCGAATTACTCGGAAGCTGTACCGGCAGTGTAACCAACGCTGAACGCGCTACCGGACTCGGTGCGAGCCATGTAAGCGTTGTTCAGGATGATCGTGCCGTAGAACATCTTCCACGAAACCACGCGGGTCTGGTTCATCGGGTCGGACTTGTCAGCCGTGGACAGGTAGTGGTATTCCACGTTGTCCAGCACCACCTGACCGTAGGCGTCCGTACCGAAGAAGAACGTGGGGTACACGGTCACGCCGGTTGCGGGGGCTGCGGGAGGGGTCTGCGATGCGCCCAGACCTGTGATCACCACAGCGGCACCGGATGCCAACTGAACAGCGTTGCCGGCCAGCGGGCCAACTGCCGGACCGGATGCGGACAGGCCCAGGTTGGTCGGTGCAGCGGATGTGCCCACGTACACGTTGAACACGTAGCCGGCCAGTGTCGGCATCGTCAGGCTGATCGAGCCCGATGGGCCGGTCACAGACAGCGATGTGGACACCTGGTAGATGCGCTGTTCGACGGAAGTGGCGGCGGGAGCGCCGGTCACTTGAACGTAGTAGGTGCCGGTTGCCAGCGAGCCACCAGTGGTGGATGCAACGCCGTTCACCTGGGCCACGCCGGTCCAGTACGGGATCATGTTGGACTTGCAGAAGCGCGCGCCGCCCCACTCGCCCATGTCGTTGTTGTACAGGCGGTTCAAATCGCTGTAAGCCCAGGCCGTGGCGATGGTGGCATTCTGACGCAAGTCTTGCGTGACCAGCGGGTGCACCAGCGACACGTAGTGCGGCATGGCGTCGGGGTCCTTGGAGGCCTTGACCTTGGCGTTGGCTTCCATCTTCATATGTGTCTCGCCCGAGCCGTCAAAGGTCGGAGCGCCGAAGGTTTCGAGCGAGCCCACAACCTTGCCGATTTCGATGGGGGTCATCACGTCCGTGGCCAACAGGTTGGCGCGGCTGGTCTTGCCGTTGGCGTAATTCACCTGGGTTCCGGTCAGCAGGATGTTGAACACGTTGCGTTCAACGGTTTCGGGCTGCTGAATGGCAATCAAGCGAATGGCCTGCTTGAACAGGGGGTGCTTGATGGTCATGTCCGCCACATCGGTGACGCGAACCAGGTCGCCCCACTGTTGAGCTGTGGCCGACACCTGAGCGATGGTGATCGCTTCACCGGCTGCTGCAACGCCTTCGGACAGGGGTGCGAACGGAAGGGGAAGACGCTCGTAGCGGGTCGCGGTGTAGGTGACGCCACGGTTCTTGTCGAGCTTCATGGGCTGACCGAACTGATAGGCCACCAGTTGACGCTGGGCGATGCGCAACACTTCGTCCTGGATATACAGTTCGATGTCGTTGGCGATGGTCTGACCACCAGCACCGGGGCTGTAATTGGTCAGGGCGGGGGACAGATAGCCCAAGAGGGCTGCGAGCAGACGGTTCATGGCGTAACTCCTAAATGCGGATGTTTTCAAGCCGCTTCTCACGCTTTTCGTGTTCGCTCAGACGACCGCCACCCGAGGATGACACATCAGATCGAACGTTGGCGCGAGACGCGGCAGCGGGTTTTGCAGCCTTCGTATCCACAGATTTCAGCTTCCCATTCAGCATGTCCTCGCCCACCATGAAGCGCAAGATGTTCTCGCGGCTGGGGTTTGCACCCGCTGCACGCGCTTCCTTGAGCTTGTCCTCCACACGGTCCTTGTACGCGGTGTACAGCTTCGGCTTGGTGGCTGCCAGTGCCGCAAAAGCGGTCTTGTCGGCCATGTCCTCGGCGCGCTGCAAAGCGGTCTGCGATGCTGCCTGGGCGGCACGCGCATTGCGGTTTGCGTTGATCGCGTACTTTTGCCAATCGGTCGCTTCCGGGTTCCTGAGGGTTTCTTCCTCTTGTTGCCAGATCAACTGATCCTGTGTGGGTTGTGCGGGCTGGGCCGGTGCACGGCGGGAGACAGCGAGTTCGGCACGGGCTTGCGCCAGTTCACGCTCTGCTGTTTGGGCACGTTCACGCGCTGTGATGATTGCCTTTTGAGCCCGGCTAATACGCGGCTCGGGGGCTGGCTCATCTTCCTCATCGGGTACCTCGGGCGTTTCGTCATCCTCAGGGTCAGCCTCGTCTTCACCGTCATCGGCGTCAGCGGGCTCATCCTCGGGCGTCTCGTCCTCGATAAACGGTGACAGGTAGGCCAACAGTAAATACAAAAACCACTTCATTTCAACTCTCCTAAGTTGGTTACGCCAACAGTGCGTTACACCCGTTACGTGGGTGATGCGAAGAATTTATTATGCATCAATTTTTGGCGGCGTTGACAATTTGTAGGGTGAAACAGCCCGCCGGGCGTGTCGCGGTGCAGCAGGTGGTAAAGCTCAGGCCCGTAGCCGCAGCGCGCCACATAGGCGTCAGCCTGGTATTCTTGCCACTTGGCCAGCCACACGCCAATGGGCCACAGCAGCATGCGCCATTCGGTGTGGTGGCCGTTGCAGTGGGCGAATTCATGCAGGAGGATCGCCGTCTTGATGCGCGTGGGGTATGCGTGGAACTTGTCCCCGACGTACACCCTTTTGAACCAGCCAAACGAAAACGACCGAGCGATGATCGGCTCGGTCGTTACGATGACGCTGGGTTGCTTCACGGCTGGGATGTGGTCGGCAAGGTCACGTCAACAGGCTCGACAACCGTGGCGTCTTGCGGGTCTGTCAGGTCGCCCGTGTCCATCACGTCGCCCGACACGGGAGGTGGTACAGGTATTGCAGGAGGGGCCATGCCCCCAAAGCTGACATAGTTGGGTGTTGCAGTAGTCATGTTAGGCGCTCATGATGGCTGTGACGGTGGAGTACATGCCGGTGATCGTCACCAGCGGCGAGTAGGTGGCGGGTGCCGTGGCGCCGGATGCTCCAAGGTTGGCGGCAGTGGCGGTCCATGCGGTGCCAGCCACAGGGGCGGCAATGACAAAGGATGTGGCAGACGTCACCTTGTTGATCGAATACCAGCCGGACGGCAGGGTGCCGGCCGTGACAGCGAGATAGATCAACTGGCCGACCGTGGGGACGATGGCGTTGGTGCCAAGTGCCACGGTGTAGTTGTTGGTCGTGCCCACCTGTGTCAGCGAGGTGAACGTGCTACCAGCAGTCAACGAAATGCCCGAGGTGCTGAACAACTGGGTGATTTGACCTTGATAGCTGCGCTTGGCTGCGGCCACGACGGCGGTGGTGCCGGCCAGGGTCACAGCTGCGTCGGTCAGGGTGGGCGTTGCCACGGTGGTGCCGGCGGCGGTCACGATGTCAAAGGTGAACTTCTGGCCAACTGCAACAGGCTGTGGCAAAGAAGCAACAATGTTGTAAGCCGAGTCCAGGGTGATGGTCACAGCGCCGCCGTTGGTGAGTAGCAGGACGGCTGCCGCCAGCGCGGTCAGTGTGGCCGATGCAGCGGCGCTGGTCGTGTAATTGACTGCACCGGACACGGGCATGCCGTTGGCCGCCAACTGAGACAAGGCGGTGTTCAACTGGCTGGGATCGGGAATTGCACCGATGTATGCCGGCAGGGTCGCAGGGACAACCTTGGGGCTGATGAAGGACAACAGGATGGAAAGTGCGCGTTTCATGGGAAAGCTCCAAAGGTTAAGTGCGGGTATGGTACTGCATGGTGTTGGTTGGGGCAATCCCCGTGCTGAGCTTACAAGCGCCCGTTGCAGCGACTCATCCGGCATGCCGCCGTTGGAGCCCGGAACTTGCACGGAGTTGGAGGGGTTGATAATGGCCATGATGTGGTCCTATTGTGGCATCGGCTGTGATCCGGGAGGTTGTTGCATGGGCCGCTGCGGTGCAGGTTGTGCCCCCATTCTAGGCGCACCGGGCACTCCCGGTCCAGCGCCACCGGGCACTCCAGGCTGGCCCGGCTGTGGTTGCGGCGGCTGCTGGTCGGCCATAGCTTTCTGGCGCTTTTCCTGCATCTGCTTCATGTGGCCTTGCATGTGGGTGCGCAGGAGGCCTGTCGGGTCGCCCGTTTTCTGTGCGCTCGGGCCGTGCACGGACAGGTGCTGCTGGTCGTCGTCACCCTCATGCACCTCCACCAGAATGCCGTTCAGAAGCATCTCGTCTTCAAGCTCGGCCGGAACGCTGTACTTGTTGCGGTCGTCGATCAGAATCTTGCCACCCAACTCTACGCCGAACACGTTGTTGACCAGGTTCTCCAGGATGGGGGTGATGTCGAGCTTGCGGCCGTTCAATTGCTGTGGCGGGATGCCGCGCAGCACGTTCATCAGCGATATCTGCTGCTGCATGCGCTGCATGTTCATCGTGAATGTAGTTCCGGTCCACTGGAAGAAGTACCGCTCCCCCCACTGCTGGAGCGGAATTTCCTGCATGGACGCTTTGACGCCAATCTCACCTTGGCTCATCACCGTCAACTTCTCGTCGCGGTACTGTGAGTCATACTCGAAAATGCGCTCCATGAGCGGGTTAAGGATTTCGTCCTCGAACCGTTCTGCGTTGTCGGTCACAGCGACGGATTGCTCCATTTGCTGTGCACCCATCGCGGCATTGTTCTTGCGACCCTTGGGCATCGCCCCCATCATCATTTCATTAACGTCCAGGCTCTGGTGGATTTGAGCCTTGATGTTCTCGCACATGCCGGACGCGTCCTTCCAGAGCGACGGGAAGCTGGTCAGCTTGGTCGAATCCGGGCTGGTCGGCCACACGGCAGCGAGACCATACACCATCATGGCGTAATTGGGGTTCTTCTCCGGGTCGGTCATGATGATCGGGAACATGGAATACATGGCACTGTCCTGCCCCATGTTCCAAAAGTCGTTCAGATTCCACTGGAGGGTCTTAACAGCCTCGATCTTGCTGATCCCGTTGAAGCTGCCACCCACCCTGTCCACCGATGCGCTGATGATGCTGCGCTTCTGCCCCCACTGCGGCGCCTTGATGATGCCCACAATCTCGCTCTCGCCAGCAAAGTAGATGTCCATCAGGCATTTGGGCTTGTCTTTGTCAGGCTTCATGTACGCCTGGGCCCAGAATATCAGGGCGTACTTGAGCGTGCCTTCAGTCTTGATGCCGGCCTCGCCCGTGCGCTTCTTCTCGGGCACCACGTCCTCGCGCCCCTTGCGCTCGCTGATCCAGTTGGACAGGTCGGAGCCCTCGGGTAGCACGAACACCTCGTCGTCCACCAATTTCTTGATCTGCTCCTTGGACATGCGCAGCTTGAGGCAGGAAATATCAGCCTTGTTGATGTCGTTGCAGGTTGGCGGGATCACCACCAGGTCTTCGGTCGCAAAGTCAATGATGTCCGGTCCCTGCTCTGTGACCTCCTTGTCGTCCTCTACCTCAACCTCCTCGGTCATGTCGGACAGTTCCAACTCGCTGCCCTCCACAGTTCCCATTATCGGGTTGCGCTTGATGACACCCGATACGTTGCGGGTCGTCTTCTGCCAGTCGATGTACAGGTTCCACTGGCCTGTCACGTCGCCAGCGATCAGCACCGAGCGGATGGTCGACTTGAGCTTGGTCGTGCGGATGTAGTGTTCGAGCAGGGCTAATGTGGGCTTGGGGTCTTGCGTGTCGGTGCCTACGGCTTCGACGTGGCTGTACTTGTTTGGAAAGAGTTGTTTGAGGCTTCTCTTTGCGCGAGCACCAATAGCATCTCGAACCACTGGTAGGTAACTCTTTGAGTTTCCAGCGTACATCTGGTTGTCGTCGGCTTCTCCGTTGAAGATCGACCAGTATTGCTCGATGGATTCATCTGCTTCTTTGCGGTTTTTGTACGCCTGAACGATCTGCGAGTACATACTCTCGCATTTGACATAAATGTCAGAATCCGGCTTCAATGCCCAGTTTGTTGTCTCGGGTTGCTTCTTGGCCATGCGGTGTCACCTGCGGTTCGGTAGTGCGGACATATAGGGCGATCCTGTGCTGTTCACAGCGTTGGCGCTTCCTCCGATTGTCGCATTATCGGGTCGCGTCATGGCAAACGTCAACGTCTCCAATGCCTCGATCAGGGTGCGCGCGCTGCCAACTGCCGGCACCGAGCCGCGCTCACCCCCGGATTTGACCGGGAAGGCGTACCCCTCGCACAGCGCGTTCAGGGTTGCGCGAGCGTTCTCATCGACCAGGAACATCCTCCGCCCGTTCATGGTGGTGCGGATACTGGGCGACAGGCTGCCGCGCGACATCACCGCGTTTTCGGCCCGGTTGGCCTTGAGGCCGGCGCCCTTGAGTGCAGCCACCAGCGGGTTACGCCCCACCTGGTCAAACTGGTCGGCTGGCACCCAGGCGGTGATCGCCTTGCCAGGGTACACCGCCCGGATAAGAGTCACGATGTCGGGGATGGCGTCGTTGGGCATGAGTGGGCTCACCCAGTCGGCCAGCACGGTCATGTTGCGCCCGTTCACCGCGACCAGGCAGGCTGTGGTCTCCACGCCGGTGGCGTTGCAGCCCAGTAGCAACTGCTCGCGCCGCTCGATGGTGTAACCGCTCACGATGTTGTCCGGCCCGAAGTCGCCATAGACCGGCACGCCGCTGAACACCCGAAGGGCGTAAGCCAGGGCGTTGAGGATGTCTCGCTTGCCGGACGGGAAGTTCAGTATTTGCCCTACGAGCTGCTGGTGCGCGGCTCGACCCCCTACTAATATGATATCTCCCGCGATGAAAAACGGACGCAGCCCCATGATGAATGCAGCCTTGTCCCGGTCCTGCGGAGCGTTGATGGGCTGCAACTCCAGGAACTGCCCGGTCATCAGCGAGCGTGCCCGGATGGGCTGGAGCAACCAGTCGTCGAGGGAGTTCTTCTCGATCACCACCCGCGCGTCGTCGTGCTTGCGGCTCATGGAGAACGCACCCTCGACGATCTGGTCGGGCTGCCAATACTCACCCCCGCTTTGGTGCACGTAAATGCGGTTGCCAACCTTGCTCACTGTGACGTGCCCGGTCTGGTCGGACTTCTTCACCTCCACGGTACGGGCCGGGTCCATGATGACCACACGGGGGGAGTAGTGCATCGGCGCCACGTCCTGGTAGCGCAGCATGTCCTCGGTGAACGGCTTACCTTGCGAGCCGGATGCCACCAGCATGTATTCCTGCATGAATTCGCGCAGCATGCCGTTGCGGGCATACATGTCGCGCTTCTCCCTGATCCACTCCATGGGGTAGCGGTCAGGCCACAGGCTCTGCGCCTCAGGGTCGTCAATATCCCTGTCGCAGATCGGGAACTTGCCGCTCACCCAATCGTCGCTGCCGGCCGCGCGCCGGATCAAGCAGTCATCCGCCAGTGGCGTGCCGGTCATCCGCACCTTGCCATTTTTGTCCATGGCCGGTATCAGTTGGAGGTGTATCTTCTTCCAGCCGGCGTCCACAGTGGCGGTGTCCCGTACCGAGCTTGCGTTCTCAATGTCGTCTAGGTACGCCCGGTCGGGACGGTTGTCTCGGTGCTTGTAGCCGCGTATTTCTTCCTCCCAGCCGTGGGCCTCTAGCAGCACACCGTTTTTGAGCAGTATTTTGTTCTCACTCCACACCGAGCCCTTCAATTCACCGAACAGGTTGCGAACTTTCTCGTTGCTCGCTATTTCATGTTTTATGGCCTCGATGCGCTGACATGCCTTGGTGTACGTCTCGCCAAATATGAGCGCGTAGTTGAAGTTGCCGAACGCAGCTTCCATCAGGATAAATTCCTCGGAGAGCGTGGTTTTCGCGCCTTCACGGAACGCTTCGATCACGATCAGTTCGTCGCGTGACCTCCACAGGTCCATTAGCAAAGTATGGAACGCCGGGCTGGTGTTCTTGTGCTTGTGGGCGAACAGAAGACTTGCACCGAGCGCACGGTCCTCGGAGATTGTCCGCAGCATGGATTGGTTGGAGAGGCTCATAGTTGGAGTAGGTTAGCACATTTGTGGCGGCACGCAATGTGTATCAATCTTTAATTTGGTGCGCGGTTGGGGGATGGGGTCGGAACTAAAAACACCCCCGTCCGGTGGGGCCGGCGGTGGGCCCGGAGTTAGTGAGCACTAACTTACCGCTTGACCAATTCCCTAGGGCGGACCGCACCCTACTATATAGAAGGCACACCCCTAGCGGCCTGTTCTGGTCACCTGGCCAGTGCGATTCATAATTTATAGATGCCTTCCATAATTACAGCGATGCGAACCGTGCATGTGTCACGCAATGAGGGACTGGGGCCGGCATATCGCGCTACGTGGTCGGCAATGTTATGTTAGTAAGCACTCACTAACCCATATGGTTAAATTTATAACTTACCCCTAACCCGCATGGCGACCACAATGCATTCCGTCGTGGTTGGTTAGAAAAAACGTAATGAAATCAACCACTTAGAGCACTTTACCCCTTATACCCCTTATAAAATG